ACAAAAGGTAGACAACCTAGTTTTCAGAAGTAAATCTTTTGTTGCTTTATTAACAATAAAGGAGAATGAACTATGGCAAGTGTAAATGCACCAAGAGGGTTAGCCCTCGCCAAAAAAAATGGTTCTGGTTCCAACTCTACTGGTATACGTACTATTGATTTGACACCTGCAAGTCCAAAGGTGGCTTCAGCATTGATACCTTCAGATATATTTACAGGAGACCCTATCTTAATAGAGAGTCAAGGTACTATTAAACCTTGTCCTGCAAATGTAACAGTTAAATGTGCAGGAGTGTTTCAAGGAATACAGTTTGTAAATGCTAGTGGAGAGCAAAAGTTCGCAAGAAGTTTTACAGGTGGAACCACAGCTACAGACGTTAAAATTCATATTGCAAGTGACCCTGACCAAACATTCTTTATCCAAGCAGATGCTACAGTAACTGGTTCTGCAGGATTAGGTGTTGGTGTTCTTAATGCACCTTATATTTTAGGTACTGGAAGTCATAAGACTGGACAAAGTGCTTATGTTTTAGATGCAGATGGAGGAACTGAAGCAACAAGTCATTTGAGAGTTATAAGAAGAGCACCATGGGATACAGGTGTAGGAGCATCAGCAGGTGTAACTGACCAATATCCTTGGTATGAAGTTAGAATTAACTCACATATGGATAATTATATAACAGCAACTGTTTCATCAGCTTAGGAAAGGAGATAAATTATGCCAATAAATAGAGCTGCGATAAGCAAAGAACTCCTTCCTGGATTAAATGCTGTCTTTGGAATGGAGTATGGAGAAGTCAATAATGAGCATGAACCACTATATGAAGTAGAAAATTCAGATAGGTCTTTTGAAGAGGAAGTTCTTTTCACAGGATTTGGTACTGCTCCAACTAAGCAAGAAGGTGCTGCTGTTGTTTATGATGATGCAGGAGAAAGCTTTACAGCTCGTTATACAAACGAGACTATTGCTTTAGCTTTTGCTATTACAGAAGAAGCAATGGAAGATAACCTTTATGATACTTTTGCTAAATTAAGAGCAAAAGGTTTAGCCAGAGCTATGGCTAATACCAAACAAGTAAAAGCTGCAAAGCTATATAACGAAGGATTCACTACAGCACAAGGTGATGGAGTAAGTTTATTTAATACTGCACATCCAACTGTTGGTGATGGTAACCAAAGTAATATAGTTACAGCAGCAGCAATCTCAGAAGCAAGTTTGGAATCTGCTGTAATTGCAATTCAAAAGTTTAAAGATGACAGAGGAATCTTAATTGGTTCATCTGCTGTATCTTTACACGTACCTGTAGACTTAATGTTTACATGTGATGTATTATTAAATACACCAGGAATTGTAGGTAGTGCAGATAACGACATTAACTCTGTAAGAAACTTAGGAGTATTCCCAAGTGGATATTTTACTAATAGAAGATTTACAGACACTAATGCTTTCTTTATTAAAACTGATGTTCCTAATGGTTCAAAGATGTTTAATAGAACACCTTTACAAACTAAAATGGAACCAGATTTTGATACTGGTAACCTCAGATTTAAAGCCAGAGAAAGATATTCATTTGGAGTATCTGACTGGAGAGGTTGGTTTGGTAACCAAGGTGCTTAACCATTAATAACTAGGGAGAGTTGAAATATACTCTCCCTACTATAAGGATTTAAGATGGCAACAACTATTAGAACAGTTAATAAAAGAGCAGGAGATGGAGATATTATTGTTACTCCTGATAGAACAAGAATATTAGGAGTTCATTCTTATTCTACTATAGCAGGTGTAATAGCTATTGGTGACCAAACAGGTACAGTAATAACTTATGAAGTTCCTGCAAGTGCAGAATCAGATATGTACTTTGGAGAAATGGGTGTATTGTGTAGTGGAACAATAAGTATATCTACACCAAATGCAGGTAGTGTTACTTTAATAACAGGATAACATAGTGCCTAATTATTCATTTCTTAAAACAGATATAATAAATACAATAGAAAATAATTCAACAGAGTTTGAAGAACATATTCCTTACTTTGTTGAAAAAGCTGAAAGTAGATTAGTAAAAGAACTAGATGATTTTGGTTTAGATAACTATTCTACTTTTTCATTTACAGCTTCTGACCCAGTAGTTAGTTTACCTGCTGATACATTAGTTGTAAGAAATGTAAACTATACTACAAGTGTTTCAACCACAGACGTTCCTGCAAATTCAAAAGTAAATTTATTGCAAAGAACTTATGAATATGCAATAGACTATTTTCCTTTTGCTAGTGCATCAACAGGAACACCAAGATATTATTCAAGAAAAACTAATACACAAATTTATATTGTACCAACACCTGCATCAGCAGTATCAGGTGAAATACAATATACACGTAGACCTTTAGCTTTAGCTAGTGCTACAGGTACAAGTGTAACAACATCAAACTATTTTAGTGAGTTTTGCTATAATGCTTTATTTGCAGCATGTATGGTAGAAGCTACTTATTTTATAAAAGATTTTCAAACATTAGGTAACTGGGAAAGTAAATATAAAAATTCTATAGATGGATTACGTAATCAAGCTAGAAGAACTAGACAAGACGATATGGAAGCTGCTAGAAATCCTGCAGGTGGACCTAATCCAATATTAGAAGGGAGACAATAATGCCAATTAAAAAAATAATTAAAAAAACTATTAAAACTATTGGTAGGAAAAAAAGAGGTAGACCTACAGATGAGGATAGAAGATATGAAGCTATATCTGAAGATGTAGAAGATGCTATAAGAAGTAGAAAAGCAGATATAGAACAAAAAAGAAAATTAAGAAAAAAAGCTGCAGGTGGAATAATTAAAAAAGGTATTAAATCTATTAGTAAAAAGAAAAAAGGTAGACCTAAAAGTAAAGAAGGTCCTACTAAAAAAGTTTTTGTTAATAAACCTATTACTCCTACAAATCAACAAAGTCTTTTAAAACAATATAAAACAGTAAAAGATAGATTTGATAAACAACAAGGTATAATGAAAAGTATTAGAGAAAGAGGAGATAAACCAATAACAGAAGGACAAAGAAAATCTACAGAATCTTTTATTAGAACTATGATATTTGGTAGTCCTGCTAAAGGTCCAACAATAGTTAAAATTACAAAAGATAGTATTAGAAGAGCTTATAAAAAAGGTAATGAAAGATTAAGAGAATTAGGTAGAGAAATAGATAAAGGACAATCTATAAGGAGTAAAATGCAAAAAAAATCTAAAGTGTCTGCAGGTACAGATACTTTATATTATAAAAAAGGCACAGGTAAATCAACAATTAAAAAGCCTAGAGGTTTTGGAGCTGCTAGGTATAACAAAAGGAGAAAATAAAATGGGGGCAGTAAATAAATTAATTAAGATGGCTTTAAAAGAATCATCAGAAAAGTTATCAAAAAAATATACTGGTAAAACTTTAACTAATATATTAAAAAGTATTTCTAAAAATAAAACTGGTTTAGAGGAACAAGGCATTAAGGTAGGACCTTTAAAAAAGAAAGTAGCTAGTGCTAAAAATAAAAGAAAGTCTTATGTAGTAGACCAAGATGCAGAAAATAGATATGGTAAAATAGCTCAAGGTGCAACAAAAGATGGTAAAGAAGTTCCACTTACTTTACGTAAAAAAGGTGGTACTTTAGGACATGTAAAGACAGAAGATAGAATAATGGCTCCTAGAAAAAGTACAGTTAAAAAATCAAAACCTGTAGCAAAAAGTCGTTTAGTAGGTCCATTAAAAAAGAAAAAAGCAGGTGGTATGATTGGAGATGGTAACAAATTTGTAGCATCATTTTATAAAGGAGATAAATAATGCAAATAAAAACTAGCACTTTAATAGTAGGAGCTAATGCAAGAACTATTAATAAATCTGTAGGTAAAGTAACACGTGCTCATCCAACTGGTCAAGGTTATGGTAAGGCTAGAAGAGGTCCACAAGTTACAGGGCAAATCGAAGCTCAAGTTAAAGAAGAGCCTAGAGAATATAAAACTCAGGGAGAATAATTATGCCAGTAGCAAGAGTAGGAATTAAAAGCCTTATTAAAGGTGTAAAAAAACGTGGTCGTAAATCTAAAAGAGGTAGACCAAAAAAGAAAGTAGAAGAAGTTAAAAAAGTTACTACTAAGAAAAAACAAGACCCTTTTAAAGTTATAAAACAAAAAGGTGAAAGTGATAAAGCTTTTAGTAAAAGAAAAAGAGAAATAACTAAATTAAGAAAGCAACAGGAAAAAGAATTAGCTAAAGAAAAAGGTACAAAAAAACCTACTGAAAAAGATAAACCTGAAGCTTCTAGAGTTATACCTCCTGAAAGAAAACAGATGAGTAGAAGAGGTTTTCAAAGAAGAGTTAAACAAGGATTAATAGGTGTAACTAAAGAAGGTAAAACTAAAAATATAGGTAAATATACTGAACCTCCTTCAGAGATAATGGAAAAGTTTGGTTATACTAAAGGTAGTAGCAGAGGAAGTGGACAAGAGTTTACTGAACAAGAATTAAAAAGAAAAGGTTTTACAATTAAAAAAGCAGGTGGACCATTAAAAAGTATACCTGCAGGAAATAAAGGATTACCTAAGTTACCAACACCTGTAAGAAATAAAATGGGCTTTAAGAAAAAAGGTGGTAAAGTTCAAAAAAGAGCAGGTGGTGGAGTTGCACTTAGAGGTTTTGGAGCTACAAGAAAAATATAATGCCTAGAAAAAAAATAAAAGGTAAAGGCATGAAAGGCATGACTATTGGTAAGGGTGATAAAAGACCTACCAAGTCAGGTGCAGGATTAACAGCTAAAGGTGTAGCAAAATATAGAAGACAAAATCCTGGAAGTAAATTACAAACTGCTGTTACTGAAAAGAACCCAAAAGGTAAAAGAGCAGCAAGAAGAAAAAGTTTTTGTGCTAGGTCTGCAGGACAAATGAAGAAGTTTCCTAAAGCAGCGAAGAATCCTAACTCAAGATTAAGACAAGCAAGACGTAGATGGAGGTGCTAACTGTCGTATTTAATAAGTAATATTCCTCATTTTAAATGTTGGGTACG